CAAGCGATTGCTGCCGCAGTTCACACAGACGAGGTTAAGGCTGCTTACGCTGCTCATCTCGCTGCACAGCAAGCAGGGGTATAAGCTATGACGGTAGCATTTACAATGCGTAACGAGGGAGGCACGACCGATGTCTAAAGCAAGAGATACAGCTGACCTTAGTAACGGCCTTGATGTAGACAGCAGCGGTAATGTCGGGATTGGCACGAGTTCGCCTACGGAAAAGTTAGTGACGGATGGTAATATATTTGCTTCAACGGGAGACGGTGGCGGGTATTTCCTTGAGGGCAGCAGCGGTATACTGCGTCAAGGTGTTACGGGTATGGGTTTTAACACCAACGGCTCAGAACGCATGCGCATCGACAGCAGCGGTAATGTCCACCTCAATACTCCTGTAACGGCAGACCCCAGCAACAATGGATGGACATATTATGTTGAAGCAGACAGTAATAACTCTTGGGTGAAGCAGTCAGTTACTGTTAACACTACAGCCACTCAAATTGAGTTTATGAACGGCAATGGTGTTGTTGGTAAAATCACAACAGCAGGATCGGCGACAGCTTATGGCACATCCTCAGACTACCGCCTAAAGACTGACGCACAGCCAATGACAGGTGCATCTGCTCGTATCCAAGCTCTCAAGCCAGTGAACTTTGAGTGGATTTCAGACGGTACTCGTGTCGATGGCTTCCTCGCCCATGAGGTGCAGGCAGTTATCCCTGAGGCTGTCACAGGTACGAAAGACGCCATGCGTGATGAAGAGTATGAAGTCACTCCTGCTGTTCTTGATGATGATGGAAATGTTGTAACAGAGGCTGTAATAAGCACTCGCAGCGTTCCTGACTACCAAGGCATTGACCAAAGCAAGATTGTTCCATTGCTGACTGCTGCACTGCAGGAGGCACTCACAAAGATTGACGACATGGAAACACGACTAGCAGCATTGGAGGCAGTGTAATGTCATCAGAGCACCACTACGCAGAGACACGTATCATTGGCTTCTGGCGCACCTGTGCATTTCTGCTTTTAGGTCCGTTGATCCTACCAGTCTATACACTCTATAGTTTTGGTTACCTTCTCCTACGTAATGGATACGATAAAGGAGTATGGGGTGTCATTACGATGCCACTCGTCTTCGCCTTCAGTGTTATAAACGCTTTACATAACTTCACGGTATGTACAATCCTGTTCACTGAGTTTCCAAGAGAGATGACTACAACTAACAGACTGAAGCGTCATAAGAAGTCAGACAACCCAGCTAAGCGTGAACTTGCTGATATGCTTGGTGGCTTCCTAAACAGTCAGGACCCTAACCATTACTGATGTTAATTATACCAAAGTGAATAAAGTACTTGACAGAACCCCTGGAAACATGTATAATTAACTTAAGGTTTCCGGGGGTATATATACCTATGTATATAGATAAGTATAAGGCTATAGGGGATGGCTTAGAGTTACTAACTAAAGGAGATGTACATGCTAAGTATACGCCTCAAGAGATTATCTCCTACCTCCTCCTCCCTATCAATAACAATAGAATAAGATTCTACTACCAAGGCACTAAGCCAATAGGATTGGTCACATGGTGTTGGTTATCACCTACCAAAGCCAACCTATTCCTAGAGGATAAGTACTCTCCTACAGATGAGGACTATCAACTAGAGAACCCTGGCTCTGATTACCAACTATGGGGTATCGAGTTTATAACTCCTTATGGTCACGCCTCTAAGGTGATGAAGGCTATAAGACAAGAACATAGAGAGCTGTACGGAACCACGAAGGTCCACTTCCGTAGGTTTTATAATAGAAATAGACTACACAGAAGGACTTTCTGATGATTAACAATCCTTTTATGCCTGCTACACGGTTCAATAGCTACATCGCTAGGGGTGGTGGAGGTGGTGGTAATCCTGCTCCTGTCCCTAAGACAGCTGAGGAGCTTGCTGCAGAAGAAGCTGCTGCTAAGAAAGCTGCTGCTGAAGAAGCTGCTGCTAAGAAAGCCGCAGAGGAAGCTGCTGCTAAGAAAGCTGCTGAGGAAGCACGTAAAGCTGAAGAAGCACGTAAGGCTGAAGAAGCTCGGTTAAAGATGAGCAAGGCTCAGCAAGAGATGGCACTGGCTTCTATGGAAGACCCTGGTAGCCTGACAACTAAAGCTGAGGTAGTTGAAATAGACCCGAATGCACCTGGAACCATAATTGATGGTTCAACAGGTCAGCTGACAGGGGATGCCCCTAAGATCACAGACCCCACTGCTTTCAATGCAGCCTCTGTCAACCCTGTTGTTGCTGCTGGTGATGTAGCTGCTGCAACCAGTGGAGTTCAAGCTGTACAAGGCTCTGTGGGCCCCTCAGCTATGGTACAGGCTCAAACTGGAGACACTAGCCAACTATCAAGCCTAGGTCTCAGTGCTGAGCAACTAGCCCAGTCTCAGGTAGTCGCACCTGCTGCACAGCGTACACTTCAGACTGGTGAGATGATCTCAGGTAGTGCTGTCGATATGGCAGCTGTTGATGCCGCTCTTGATGTACAAGCAGCTACAGCTAACCCATCTCAGCAAGCTACAGTACAGGGTCAGATGTCAGACCTGATGGCCGACTTCGATGCTGGGTCACCTCCTCCTTGGGCCGCTGGAGCCCTTCGTAACGCGACAGCTCAGATGGCTGCTCGTGGTCTTGGTGCTTCTAGTATGGCTGGTCAAGCTTTGGTCCAAGCCGCTATGGAGTCTGCAATGCCTATCGCTATGGCAGACGCACAGACCTTTGCTAAGTTTGAGTCACAGAACCTGTCCAACCGCCAGCAAACTGCTATGTTCGCAGCCGAGCAACGTGCTAACTTCCTCGGTATGAAGTTTACACAGGACTTCCAGTCTCGAGTAGCTAACGCTGCTAAGGTCTCTGATATCGCCAATATGAACTTCACAGCTGAGCAACAGATCGCTCTAGAGAACGCACGTATGGCGCAGACAGTAGACTTAGCTAACCTCAATGCTAAGAATGCTAAAGTTATGGCTGATGCAGCTGCTATGTCGCAGATGGATATGGCTAACTTGAATAATCGTCAGCAAGCTGCTGTTATGAATGCACAAGCCTTTCTCCAGATGGATATGAAGAACATGGACCTTGCTCAACAAACAGAGTTGTTTAAGGCACAGAGTAATATCCAAGCTATCTTTAGTGACCAGGCTGCTGAAAACGCTGCTAAGCAATTCAACGCCTCTAGTGAGAACCAGACTAACCAGTTCTTTGCCACTATGGCACAGCAGGTTCAACAGTTCAATGCTGGTATGGAAGTGCAACGTGATCAGTTCAATGCTCAGAATGCTTTGATTATCGCACAAGCTAATGCGCAGTGGCGTCAGAACGCTTCTACTATCAACACTGCTGCACAGAACCAAGCTAACGCTGATGCCGCTATGCAGACCAACCAGATGACACAGAACATGGTTGATACCCTGTGGCAACGTGAACGTGATATCATGGACTACGCCTTCCGTCAGGCAGAGAATGAGTCAGATAGAGCCCTCAGTGTCTTCTTGGCCGATAAACAGGTAAAACTTGCTGAATGGCAAACACAAGCAGCTAACAAACAAGCAGACAAAGAAGGCAAGGGTTATCTCGTTAGCCGCCTGCTGTTCGGTTGATAGGAGAAGAACATGTCATTCTATAAGAAGAAACTAGAAGAAGCCCGTAAGCAGGTAGCTGAAGAAGAACGCCTAGCCAAACTAGACGGAGGTGACTCTAAGTTTGGAGCTCCTACTGCTGCTCAACAGAAGGGTATCCAGCAGGAAGGCCTCATGCGTCCTAAAGCCCGTCCAGGTACAGGTGGTGAGGAACGTCAGACTAGCCTCGGTATGCAGCTTATGCGTCAGATGAACCAAGGTACTGACCCAGACACACACCTCGCCCCTGATGAGTCTCTTCGGCCACAAGCACGTCCAGGCAGTACACTCGGTGAGAAACGTCCAAAGACATACTCAGATGTAGCACGCCCTACTGGAGAAGCCCCTGAGCGTATCAAGAGCAAGTTGGTAGCCCGTGGTCTCCCAGAACATATTGCTGAAGCCTTTGTATTGAACATGGCAGATGAGTCTGGCTTTGATGCAGGTGTTAATGAGAAGAACCCACTCGTAGCTGGCTCACGTGGTGGCTTTGGTCTATACCAACTGACAGGTCCACGCCGTAAAGCATTCGAAGCCTTTGCAGCAGAGAAGGGTGTCTCAGTAGATAATGAAGATGTCCAGCTAGACTTTATGATGAAAGAACTAGCTACTACTGAGAAGGGGGCTGCTGAGCATATCTACGGTGCAACTAACACCTCCGATGCAGCTGTCGCTATTGTAGACAAGTTCCTTCGCCCAGCAAAAGAACATCGTGAAAATCGTATAACTAAATATAAGAGGTACAGCGTATGATCCTTCCAGGACAAAGCCTTACAGCGGAGCCAAAGAATGCTCCATACGAAAACCCACCAGAGATGACAAACCCTGATGATGCTGTTATGTGGCATCTAGAGCGCCTCACAGAAGAGGATCGTATGGAAGCTTTGTTCGATATCCTCGAACTAGGTATGGATGTTGTAACGATCACTGAGGGCCTCCTACGGGGTGCTGTGATGGAGGGTCGTCACAGTGTTGACGTGTCTATGATCATCGCACCTATTATCCATGAGTTTGTAGTCTCCTCCGCTAAACAAGCAGGTATCGAGTACGAAGAGGGTTTCCCTGATGATACCGAGAAGCGTGAACTTGTTAGGTACCAGATCAATAGCCGTAAAGCTGCTAAGAAACTATCTGAACTAGACATGGAGGTAGAGGACGAAAGCCCTGAGCTTGACGTTGAAGACGATATGTCGATGCCAGAGGAAGTTGAGATGGATACAGTCAAAGAGGCCCCTAAGGGTCTTATGGCTCGTAAAGGAGATAAAGCATGAGTTTCTGGGGTGGTATGGCACGAGGCTTCAAGGATGCCTCAGAGAAGAAAGAACGGGATAAGGCTGTAGAGCTTCAGAAAGAGCGTCTAGCTATTCAAGATGCACGGTATGAGTCGGAGACTGCACGGGCTGAGCGTTACCGTTCAGAGGATGTCGCGTTCCGTACACAAGAGTTCATGACACGTCAAGAGCAAATAGCTTTTGACCGTAAGATGGCGGAGCGAGCAGATACCCGTGCTCAAGAGTCTGTTTATATTGACCGTCAGCTTGCCTTGATAGAGATTATGCCACCTGGTCTTGCATCATCACTAGGAGGGGGTACCCCATCTAAAGGTGGTTCTAAAGGTGGTTCAACGGTGATGTCAGCAGAAGCTATCACTGAAGGTGCGACTATGTACCATAACGAGTACCAAAACCTCAGTGAAGAGCAGAAGGACTCTGAGTTCTTTAAGAAGCTTAAAGGTGACGCAGGTACACAAGCCTCCATGATGGCTTTTATAACAGCGCAGGCTCAAAAGGGTAACACTGTTACTCTAGGAGACCTCCCCAAGTACTTTAAGTACGTAGGTACTATCGAAGGTCAAGGGGAAGCTGAAGCTCAAAAGGCTTTGGAGATGCTTACTACAGGTGAAGGTATCACAGACGCTAAAAGCTTTGCTAAAGGTCTGGTTGCTTTTAAGAACTTCAAACCTACTAAGCACCTCTTCCAACAAACAGGAACCCCTGCTAACCTGGAAGACCTTGATAAGCAGATGAGTTTCTGGGAAACAGCTACTGAGACAGAAGCGTTTAGGAGCCTTAGTGGTCTACCTGATGGTAAAAAGGAAGAAACCCAGCAAGCCCTTGCTATGTTGGAGCAGAAAGCTACTCGTGTTCAAGGTCTTTCCAAGTTGGCTGAGCTTGGGTTCGGTAGAGCTGCTGCTGAGAAACATAACCTACTGGATAACTCTGTTATTGGTAGCTACTACACCTCTGAGGAGGCTCCTGTTGCTGGTACTAACACGGGGGCTGCTCCAGGTGGGGGTGTTACCCCTCCTAAGGCCCCCGTAGAGCCTCCAAAGAGCCCCGTAGAAGGCCAAGTCTTTGGTTCATGGGCCGAGGTAGAGGAAGCACGTAATAACGGCTTCTCAGGGGTTGCTACAGTAGGTGGTACAGCTTACAATATCGCACCAGTTGAACCAGTTGAAGGACCTGATGGGCTTACCCAGTCTTCAGTAAAGCCTGAGGGTGGTGTAGACGAAGCTGGTTTCAACGTAAGTGATACTTCACTTCAACCAGTACCTGAGCTAGATGCCTTGTTTGAGTCGGTTATGACTGAAGGTGCACAGCCTAAAACAGAGATACCTGATAATCGTCCCATCCGTGAACCGCAGACAATCGAGGAGATCGAAGGTGGTATCGAAGGCGCTCTCGAAGGAGAGGCTCTTGATGAAAAGGTTGCTGCTGTTGAAGAGGAGCTCTTTGAACTTGGTGTCTACAAACCAACGAATAAACAGGAGCTACAGTACTTCAAAGAGGACCTTAACGTCCTTATCTCTGATCTTGAAATCCAGATACCACCTGAGGTACTCAAGGGTGTCGTCGAGAAAGTCATTGCAGATGTGACGTACAAGGCGGAAGGCCCTAAGGATTACACACGTCCTGAGTCTAAAGATGAAGAAGAAGCAGCTATGGACTGGTCCAACCGAAGAGGTCGTATCCTAGATACACCTGACGATGAACTAGATGCAAGAGCCAGACGTAATACAGGAAGATCACGCTAATGAGTTCTCTCCAAGACACTTTCAAACCAGTCAATGTGGCTAAGGCGAGAGGTCGGTTAGGGGAGGAAGAGGACGTAATCGGGAAGAGTGCCGAGGCGTTGTCTACCCCAACTTGGGCCGCACCTATTAGCAGAGAACCCTCTGTAGTCGAAGAAACACCTGTAACTGAAGAACCAGTTGTTGAGGAAGTGCCTGCTTGGGCACAACCTGTACAGCAGAGGGCACAGGAAGAAGTACCTGCTTGGGCTCAAGTTGTAGAGCCTTCGATGTCAGCTGCTGTAGAAGACAGTGGCACTGCCTTTAACGGGTTACTCCCTTCAGGGGTTGAACCGGGTTCTTACTCCGAGAACGATCTTATTGAGCGTCCTGAGCTGTACAACCCTATCTTTGACTTTGTAAAGGATCGGTACGGTCGTTCGGCTGTGAGCAACAAAGACCGAGCTGAGGTCGTAGAGATGTTCCTTGAGAACCGCCGTGGTAACGCAGCGGGTAACTCTGTACGTGCTATCAGTGAGGCTGACTACCTTATGGACGCCAAGGAAAACCCTGAGGCTATGCTTAAGGTAGGTAAGGCTTACGCTATCTATGAAGGTATGGCAGGTCTCTTCAGTAGTGAAGCTACGTGGGCTGAGACAGGTAGTGGGGTTGCTGATTACCTTTCTACTACACTCCTTGACCCTATTAACCTTGTAGGTGGTATTGTGGGCAAGGCAGTAGGCGGTACAGCTATACGGACAGGTACTAAGACTGCTCAGACTATCGCACAGAAAGAAGTAGCTAAGCAGCTTATAAAAGGAGCTAGCCGTGAAGTAGCTAAGAAGGCAGGTACATCAGTCCTTAAGAAGGCTGGTGCTGTAGCTGCTGTGGAAGGTGCTCAAGAGGTAGCTGAGTTCTCTGCTAAGATGGCAGCTAACAAAGGTATCCAACGTGTTCTGACAAAGGCTGGTCTCAAGGAGATTGCAGCTACCACAGCTGTTGATGCCGTTGCTAACGCAGGTACTGAGTTCCTCTACCAACGTAGTCTACTTGAGACAGGTGTACAGGACGAGATAAGCAAAGGTGCTGTCGGTATTGCCGCTCTATCAGCCATGGCTATGGGTGGCATCCAAGCCGGTGTTGTAGCTAAACGTGGCTTCACAAATACAGCCCTTGTATCTGAGACAGTCCAGAAGGCTGACCCCAAGAAGATTGCAGCTGACCTAGAGAAGTCACTGCGGGAGTGGGCTGACCAGACCCCTGAAGGCGAAGTAGCCTGGCTTACAAAGGTTAAGAACGGTGAGCAGATCACACCAGAGGATACTGACTTCTTTATTGACCTCCTCCTTGGCCGTACTGGTAAGGAGACAGCTGAGGAAGGCGCTGAGGAGGCTCCTCGTCTACGTGGTCTTGCTGAGATCATGCACGAAGGTGGTTACTTCTACGTCAAACGTACAGACGATGACACAATGTCTAACTGGATATCAGACTTCATGCGTGAGGAGCTAGACCAGGACGCCATCGACAGCCTTGTGGGTACGGTAGGTATACCTAAGGGTCAGATGACAGTTGAAGCCTTCTCCGATGCTTTCGCTAACCGTATGAACGAGAGTGCTCGCATGATGAACAGTGTGGGTCAGGTGGCTAAACGGCTTGATACAAACCTTAAGGACCTCAACCTGAATGACTTCATGGAAGAAGCCCTTGGGCATAACCTTATTGCTGACATCGTGCCGCAAGCAGAGCGGTTCAAAGGTAAAGGTGCATTCCTTGCTAACGTAACTGAGTCACAGAACAAGTTCATCAGAAGCCTAGTGTCACACCCCTCCACGTCTATGCTCAACCTTGTTGGTTACAGCGGTGCTGCCGCTATAGACGCTGCTACAGATATCACAATGGCTCTGTACAAAGGTAATGTCGGTATTCTTAAGTCTGTCCTAAAAGGTGCTGACAGCGGTAAGAGTGAGCTGTTTGTAGCTAAGCAGCTGCTTCTGTCTGTTAAGGACCGTGTTAAGTTTGCTATGGACCCTGATATGACCCATGCTGCGTTCAAGAGCGCATTGCTTCGGAGCACAGGTGGTCTGGACACCCTTGACCGTACCTTGGCTGGTGGTATTGACGTAGTACAGTCAGTAGACGCTATGAGCCGTATGGGTGGTAAGGCTGGTAGAGTACAAGGTAACCTTGATACATGGATCAATGGTGTTCAACACGCTACATTCGTACACGCACAGGATAGTTTTACTAAGTCACAAGAGTACGTAAGCCAGATGAACAAGATGCTTCGTACTAAGTTTGGTAAAGAATGGGATGAGTTCTACTCCGATCCCAACGCTATAAAGATCATGGCGACGAAGGAGTATAAGCAGCTTGAGCTTGATGCCGTTATGCGTACCCAAGAGAACATCTTCTCTAAGTCATACAAAGACAACAGTAAACTTGGTCAAGTGGCTGGTATGATTGAGGATGCACGTAACATCCCTGGCCTTGGCTTCATGATTCCATTCGGTAAGTTCTTCAACAACACTATTGATTTCGGTATCAAACATACACCTCTTCTTAACATCGCAGCTAAGAAGACCGGTAAGTACGCAGATAAGTCCTTCCTTGAGCTTAATGCACGTGGGGCTGTTGCAGCTGGTCTTGTATACGGAATGGCTCAGGATGAGGACGAGAACCGCCGTAATGGCTTGGGTCTGTACGATGAGCTGGTAGATGGTGTTGTAATATCGCAACAGTACGACTACCCTATCTCCTTGTTCAAGGCTGCATCACGTGTAGCCGCTTACAACATGGCAGGGGAGGACGTACCAGCTGAGATCATCACACAGATCGGTAAGGACTTCGGTGGCGGTGGTCTTACACGTAACCTCAACAAGACTACAGCTGAGTTTGCTGACTTCGGAGCCGCCCTCCTTGCAGGTGAGCTTAAGCAGGCAGGTGTAGAAGGCATCACTATTGCCTCTGACATTACAGCACAGGCTCTCAGTGGTTTCTTACGTCCGTATCAACCTATAGACACAGCTATTGGTCTTGCAACAGGTGCTAATCAACGCCCTAAGGACGTAGCACAGGGTAATAAGTTTGTAGGTAACTCCCTCCGTTATATCGACACTACAACTAGCTTCCTCCTTGGTAAGAGTGATCCACCTAAGGTAAGCTCTGCTACAGGTGAGATGGACCAGATGAGTACTGCTGCCTTCGGTGGCGCTCGTACACCAATGCTCACCAACCTCCAACGTGTTATGAATGTTGTAGGAGTTGACCAATGGGGTCTTAACTCTGGTCTCTCAAAAGACAAGAAGGGTATGATACCTGAGGCTGTCAATGAGTACCAGCGTCAGGTCTACCTCGCTATGGAAGACTGGGCTGCGGCTAAGATGAACAACGAGGCGTTCCTTAAAGCCCCTGGAGACGTACAGAAGATGCACTACGAGGATCAGGTGAAGAAGGTGCGTAAAGAAGCTATGTTCATGCTTGTTGCCCGTTATAACGGCCCTCAGGACACACTGGGTGCCCAGTACGACATAATGAGTAAGCATAGCGTTGAAGCTGTTAAGGAAGCTCTTACGGAACTGGAGCTAGGGGATGACCTAGGTGCCTTGAACCTAGCACAGGTTAGTATCGTTAGATCACAGCTAGAAACAGCTGACTTCATCAAGCGTATGGAAGCCCCTGCAGCTACGTACGACTAGTAGTCCAAACACAAAAAGACCCCCCTCAGTTTTTACACCGAGAGGGGTTTAAAGTTAACAGTTAGTTAGTTCTTATTTATACTCGAGGATTAGGTCTGCATACCTAAATGCCTCTTCTACGAGTTCTTCTGCTCGTACTATATTACCAGAAGGAAGCAACCCAGCTAGTACCGAAGCTGCTAATTGTAACCGTAAGGTGGAGGGATCACCTGTAGGTACGGTCTTCTTAGTAACATTCCTCTTACCTTCTACGAAGGCTTTAGCCTCTTGTTCCAGACTTGGAGCAGGGGGCTTCTTTCGTTTAGGGGCCATCTTAGATCAAACCAAAGAACTTAGATGCGAACACAAGACCGATAAGAAAGACAGCCGCCCATTTCCATGTGAATTTGAAACCCATAGTGATAATCCTTCTCTAATTAAACAATAGGAGGAGTATACCATAAGCACACCCCTCCTGTCAAGTAGTTTTAATATGTCTGGATGATATCGTCGATGATGCCGTGTTTCTTACACTCCTCAGGGGTCAACCACTCATCTGTTGGGTGGAGGAGGTTCTTGCGGATGTACCGCTCAGACTTCTTAGTACATTTCTTGTAATGGTCAATCATACGAGCGCTCGCCATGTCAAACTCTTTAACGATAGCCTGTAGTTCGTGTTCCTTCCCACGAGAACCCCAGCTATATTGATGTGACATAACTGAGGTGTTGTGTGTCAAGAGTCGTCGATCACCAGCCATAAGGGTGAGAACACCACAAGAGGCTACCAGACCCTTACCGATAGTCACTACTGGAATCTCTGACATCATCATAGCGTCGATGAGGTGGAAGGCTGAGTGTACAGAGCCCCCAGGGCTGTTGATGATAAGAGTAAGCTGCTGTGGTCGTATCTCTTCGGGCATCAGGTTGTACTCGTAGATGGTAGCAACAAGAGGCATGATCTTTTCCTGATCAAACTTGTCAACTAATAACATAAGTCCGTTCTCGCGGAGGTAGGAGCCAGGAGCCTGCATCTCTGGTGTTGGTTCAGGTGGGTTGCACTTAGGGCAGACAGCGGGTGCTGCTACAGGTTCAGAGGTCTTCGGAGTAACAGTCTTCTTCCTAGTGGCTGGTTTCTTGGCTGGTGTCTTCTTCTTAGCTGCGTTAATCATCTGTTCGAACATTCTAGGTCCTTTCTAAAGACATTAAGTTAGTGTAACACACTGTTGCTAAAAGGTCAAGATGACTTGATCTGTGCCTCATACTCACGTAGTCGTTTGTACACTGAGATGAGCTCTATGATAGTGGGCCAAGACTTAATCAAGAACTGCATAGAACCCTCTACTCTACCAAAGGCACGGATGATTTGCTGCATCACACCTAGTGAAATAAGACCACCTACAATAGCAGGAGCTAAGAAGATATAAGCAGTCAGGACATTAACTTGTAGATAGGCCATACGCACCACGTTAAACTTAAGGTACTGAAGATAACTAGTGAAGTGTATTGTACGTACATCCTCGAATAGCTCAGTTAACGCCTTAGGAGAGACAGTACCGTCGTCTTCCATCTTGACAAGGTGTTTACGATACGCTGCTTCTTTCTTCTGGATGTCGTATTCAATGCCAACCAGCCGTAAGATATAACCACTAACAACAAGTAGCAAAGTACCGCCCAATGTCCAGACGAAAGCTCCTGTAACCAATCCATATTTCCAATCTCCAAACCAGAGGATAGACAACCCTGCGCCAAGACCCAGTAGTAGTGGGAAGAACTCGACGAGAATCATTACGCTCTCTATTAGTGAAACACCTAGACCTTCTACGATCCTCGTGTACTTGATCGTGTCTTCTTGGACACGTTGTGAAGCACCCTCAATGGTACGCCCTTTATCGAAGACCTCGTGGTACCACTCGACCATTGACGCTCTCCAGCGGAAGAGGAAGTGAGCGGTGACAAAGGAACCAACAAGACTGAGGGCAACCCAGGTACCAGCCAACCAACCAAAAGATGCAAGCCCTGCCCAGTACTCACCTATAGTCACAGACCCTGGGGTGGCAAGTGCCTTCTGGACCAGGTCGTAGAAGTCACCGAACCAGTGGTTAATCTGTACGTCTACTTGTACCTGTAACCATAGGGTACCTAGTATAAAGAAGGTGCCGAGGTAGGCCCAGAGGGCCCACTTCTTGCTTGTGTAAAAAACCCACATCAACTCTTCCTTTCTGAGATGTCAGGGTTCTGCCAGTCGTCTATACGTAGTCCTTCGGCTCGTTCCCTATCTCCTTGTTCTTGGTCAAAGGAGCCACCCTGAGGAGACCCTTGCTCAGTCTTCTGCTTAGCTTGTTCTAGCTTTTCAGCATCATCCTGGTTGTAGGGGATAACGTAGAGACGATCACCTCGTTCTTTATCCCAGACCCATACCTTGATAAACTTACCTGTAGCTATATGGTGAATGTACAGGAACTCGTAGGATGGGTAGCCCTCGATGGGACTACCTAGTTGTTTAACGTAGTGTGTCTGCGTAACAGCCCCAAGTAAGATAGAAAGTGTAAGGGCTGATGCCTTAAAGAACCTACCTAACTTGGAGTAGAACATAAGGAACACAACAAGTGTAACGAGTACTACGTATACTGTTTGAATGACTAACATTATGGACCTTCCTCTCCTCTTAGTTTCACTTCGATATCAGAACGAAGGTCCACTATCTCCCCGTCTACCACCCTGAAAGCCACAATAGTACGCTCCTGCCTAGGTGACAACGTAACAGAATCCTCGTGGTGTACCTTAAAGGGTTGGAGCCCTGTTATACGAAGGTTAACCGTTTCTGGGTCACCTTTCGATGAGAAGTAGTGTACGTTGATGATGTAGTCCCCGTCAGGCAAGACCGTCATAGTAGTGATCTCGTAGTTACGGGTAACCTCTACTCGCTCCCCGTTGATAACGAAAGTGTCACTGCCTTTACCAAGGTCATCCTTCTTTAGGGTTATGAACCCGTTGCTCTTGTACCCGTAGCTAACGATCTTACCGTCAGGACCACGGGTGTACAGGTCAAGGTCTCTTGTACTCTCATCATCCCATGTCAACTCCACCATGATTACTACGGGTGGGTCAACCACCCCTGTTTTAGCGATAGGGTTTATCAACAGGAAAGCGATAACAAACAGAGAAGTGAAACCCACCAGGAGGTTAAACAACAAGTCAACGAACGCAAGGTTGCTTGAGTAACGTCTCATATCAACCCTCCAAGATGACTAGCTGTAGTTTTAACCAGAGTGACGATAGGAGCCCTACAAGGGACGTTACAAGAGCAGTAGACATACCTGATGCAAGAACTCCGATAGCCTCTGTCATACTCTCTGTGGACGATGTGTCGATCTCTGTGAAGGCTGACCCTAGTACAAGAAGGAACCCGAATAGAGTACCTACCATACCAAGGCTAAGAACTGCATCAGAGAGGAACCAGGACATGTTGTTATCTTGTCCAACCATTTTCTTAGCACGTAGTCCCATCATGGACGATGAGATAATAGCTATACCTAGGATAATGAATGTCAACATTGTGCTGTCTGCTTCGTATAACACATTACCTAGATTAAACCAGTACTGACCCCCTATAAGACCCAAGATACCGGCGTTAAACACGAAGTACCATTTCCAAGTTCTCATCTTATAGTCCTTTCCGTAGGAGGTGCAACCTTGTTGAACCAGCGATACGGGTAGCAGCCCAGTTAGCTGGGAGGTCCCTTGGTTCCGTAAAGTCGTTATCTTTCATCTCAAAGAGTTTTAAGTCTTGTGTGGTAAGTAGTAGGAACGTACCAGAGTCTGTGTACCGGGAAACCATGTACGGTATCTGAAGCGTGTAACCCATGTTGAAGAAGTAACCAGCTGTCAAGGTACCCATATACTGACCTCCTTTTAAGCCATCAGAGAAGGTACCTAGGGCATTGTTAGTCCATGCCACATGGAACCCAAGGAGGCCCTCTGAGACCTTCTCTTTACCAGCTATAAAGGCCACAGCACAAGCGCTTAGACAGACCTCCCCTCGACGGACAACAGTTGTAAGACCGAGGTCCTTTATTGTGTACCCAAGCTCGTACCCCTCCACAGCCACACCTCCGTTAGAGGACAGGACTAAAACCCTAATGCCTGTCTCCTCTACCTTAGCTCGTACCTTTGCTGAATCACCTTGGAGGATGTCCCCTGACAGATGGATGGCGTTTGATGTGGATGTGACGATGGCTGCGTGGGCGGAGCCTATGCCCAGTGTAAGGGCTGTTAGGACTCCTGCTAAACCTCGAATCATTTGTGTATCTCCTTTAGTGTCTCATTGGCCCACTTCAGGTACTGTTCAGCTTTCGCCATGTCTTCTGTGGGGTTTCCTTTATAGAAAGCTCGATGGTTGTACTTCATTACGTTACCTCGACAGTAAGCGATGAAGCCTTCCTTGCCAAGAACTTGCTTGATGTAGTCGATACATTCCACCCCAGCTTGGTTGTAGTGAAAGGGTTTATCAATGTTGTTGTAGTTGTTATCTTCGATACCGGAAGTCTTCTTAGCTGCGGCACCTTTATAAGTAGTTTCACGCTTAGTCTTGCCCTTAGGCTTTGGTTTCTGCGGGGCCATATCTTTTCCTA